TACATGCCTAACTTCGCTGAATTCCGTGCTATGTGCATGGGTGACGATTGGTGGAGCGCCGAGAAGGCTTGGGTTAAGGCTTGTGAATACACTCAGATCTCTCAACACAAAAAAGTGAAATTGCCAGACGGAAGAGAGCAGAACCAAGAAATTACAACCTTGACCAAATTTGTTTTAGACCAAGTTTATTCACTAATCCAAGACGGTGAAATGTACAAAGCCAAAATGGAATTTATCAAGGTATATGACGAGTACAAAGCGGAAGCTCAGTTAAAAGGAAAAGTTCAAGCTTGGTACCAAGAACCAATTTTATTAGCTCAGAAAAATGAGCAAAAAGTGCATATACCAGTTTCGAATGACGAAGCGCAAAAGCATCTCAAATCTTTAATGGAGCGGTTAAAGATTAATGGCCGTAAACCAGCGCCAGTTCAAAAACTTAAAGCTAAGGAAAAAGAGCCTGAGCTTACAAAAGAATTGGGACCAGATCCTTTTGACAATCCACACGAATACGCAGAGATGTGCCGCCGTGAAGGTATGCCAATCCCTAGAAATATTCAGCAGTTAATTGATGGAGCGAATGTATGAATAAATTCGAGATTTTAGCGTGGGGTTTACTCATTTCATTTTTTACAGCAGCTATTAGCGGTGCGGTGGTTTGGTGGTGGTTGGCGCGTAAAGAGCTTGATGAGAAAGGAGCCAGCCATGAAAGCAACTAAATTGATTAGAGATAAAGGACTGCAATACGCGAAGGAAATCGTAGATTCAGCACCCGATAACGCAACTGAATGGAACGAGGGTTATGAGTTCCAATGTGGTCAAAGTGTAGAAATCAGCCCAGCAGATCGTGAGAAGTATTTTGTAGATTTGGTTGAGCTTAAACGTCTGGTGGAGTCTTTGAAAATCATCAACGATTTAGGTGGAGTTGAGAAGCTAACGCCTGCATTCATTACGACAGATAAGCATGTTGGTTACACGCATGTTCGCATGGTGGGAAATGGGAGATTGAGCTTTCTTGATGATTTTTGCGACTTCATTCCAGATGGTTCCATTTCAATTAAGCGTGTGATGACTGCTATCCGCGACCACGAATCAATATACGGAGGCGGTGAATCTCATGCCAACTAGATATAACACAGGCGAGTATAGCTACGATCTTGAATATCACTATGGAGATATGTCAGCAAGCATGGAGATGCTTAGAGCACGTTTAATTGAATTGTTGACTCCTCATCTGTCTGGCCGTTATGTGAAATGGAGAGAAGCATATTTCAAATGGTTTACAAAGTGCGGCGGGGATTCGGGGTGGATGTTTTGTGTAGGTCCACACGAATTTCATATTGATGGGGCGTTAAGGCGCTATTACTCAGGTTCTATTGATATTACCTACAACCAGAAAGATCGATATTTCTTGGTGGGTGAGAAAAAGAAAGTCAAATGTAAGGCTTGTAAGGGGTTTGGCTTCATTCGAGATGATGGGTGGGGGCATATAGATAAATGTGAAATGTGTGATGCAGAAAAAGGAGCCAGCCATGAGTGAGTTTGAGGGTAAATCTGGAAAGTGGGCTTGGGAGATTCAAAAAGAACAACAAGCGAATTTAGTTGAGCTAAGAAGTTCAATTGAAAACCTAGTTCAAAAGTATAAACACGATGCTCATGCTTCAAGCCTTTTTGGCGATCAAGATAAAGCACGAGTTTATAACTGCTTTGCTAATCAGTTGGAACATTTGCTTAAAGGTGGTGCTTGATGTCATCAGTCAGCATTGCTGAATACCGTAAGTTATTTCCTATTAAGAAAAATAAAAAGCGGCGTTCAGCAAAGCAAGTTGCTAGACAACCAAGTGTGGGTGAAATGGTTCTGGCAACGCATTTAAGAGCATGCAAGATCGGTTTTGAACAGGAATATAAGTTCCATCCTGAACGTAAATGGAGAGCAGATTTTTTAATAACGGGTACAAAGATTTTAATTGAGGTGGAAGGCGGGATCTGGAGTGGAGGCCGTCACACAAGAGGCAAGGGCTATTTAGGGGATATGGAGAAATACAACTCTGCAGCAATGATGGGTTTCACAGTTTTACGGTTCAGCACAGAGCAAGTTAAGTCCGGTATGGCATTAAAGCAAATTGAATTATTAATTAAGGGTAAATAGGAAGGCGATTATGTTAGTTGAAAAGTTTGATTTTATTGAGTTACTTCGCCTTGCTATTGCTCAAGGCAAAGCAGAAGGTAAGAAAATTTCAAAAGATGTAGTTTTAGGTGAATTAGCGCTGTTATCTCCAGCTGCAAAGCTTTGGGCTACAGTACTAGTTGAGAAGGTTGATTTTGAGCGAATCGCAATTATTACCCCAGCACAAAAACAGACTGAAACTTTTTACAGTAAGTATGACTTTAATTTTCAAACCGAACGCCGTATTGAAGATATTCCGGGTAAGGTTGAGTTTGTTCGTGGTGAGATTAAATCAGGTAATTTTTTCCGAGCACGTAACAAACTAGCGGTTAAAATTCATCAAGAGATGGTTAAGAAAAAATTTACCCCTACTAATGCCCAAGGTGATCTTACTAATGTGGCAAAAGGAATTGCTGAGGTTGTTTTACGTGGCCATGTTTTTGTTAAAGCAATGTGTAGCGCATGTCAGGGTATTGGCAAAATCGAATTGTTTAACTCAATGGGTTGTTCTGACGGATCTAAATTTTGTGAAAAGTGCAATGGTACAGGTAAAAGACCATACACTTTGAATGAGAAAATGAAACTAGCGGGAATTAATGCAACTAAAACGGCGTATATTAAAAGCTATCAAAAGTTTGAGCTATTCGGTGAATCTATCGTTGCACAGTGGGAAAATGAAATCAGATCGCGCATTTCTCGCTCATTCCGTTTTGAACTTCCTGACAATCAAGAATCTTGTGCTTGACAGTTGGGTATACACTTGAGTATAAGGATTTCTAAAATGGGCGAAATGTAAAGTAATCGCCAGTAAGAAATTAAGAGCTCGCCAATCGGTGGGCTTTTTTGTTTTTACTGAATTATGAAATTTGAGGATTAGGCCCTATAATTTCCATTATAAAATTTAATAGGAATAAGAAATGGGTAGTGTGCCTAAATTCTATCAATTTGGTAATAGTCATTATAATCTTGACCAAATTGTCAAAATAACTTCGAGTTCTGATCTTAGTTCAGTTTTAGCCAATTTTTCTGATGGTTCAGAAGTTGAATTTACGTTCGATAGTGAGGATGAATACAATCAATTCATCCACTTAATAAGAAGTATTAACTTTACTTCAGATTTAAATTTTTAATATACCGAGTAAATTGCGGTACAAACGGCCTGCTAGATTTTAATTATTAGCGGGCTTTTTTACTTAATGTGTTAAGCTGAACTGAATAATTTTTGGAAAAGTACAATGTTCATTTGTGTTGGTGGTGAGTTAGACGGCCAGAAGATTGAAAAAGAAGGTCGTTTATTAAAAGCTTCTGATATCGACCCAACATTCACAACTGAGTACTACAAGCAGGTTTTTAACCGCGACAACATTAATTATCGTTTTTGGCTTCCAATAGGATCAAACTTGCATGAAATGTCTGAGCAAGTTTTGGATATTTTGAGAGCATCAAAAAATTAAGTTTAAAGTATGTTGTAAATACATCTTCTAATTTGTATGATATGTCACAAATACTGCGCTGAAAGTTTTTGTTTTTATGCCCCGTTTCTTTTTTAGAAGCGGGTTTTTTGATTTTAAAACCCCACTCGCTTAGGACGCTTTGCGAGTTTACTTGCCGGACGTATTACGGCGCAAATGGCCCCGCTACATACTAGTTATTGGCGGGGCTTTTTGTTTTATTAATCTGATGATTTAGTTCTCGATAGTGAACAATTTACTATTGAGAATCAAATACTTACACTTTACTTTGATTAAAATTTATGCTTTACTCATTGAATCATTCATTGAGAGGTGAAGCATATGTTGTTTAATGGTTCAGAAGAGCTTGTTGTGATTTCCAATGATGGCACTCGAAGCGCTTTGAAGTCTTGTAGAATTGATAATGAAGAAACAATCTTCACAAGTGACTCTACAGATGGCGTAAGTATTGGAGATCGATTAATCAAGAAATTACAAAATGGTTCAAATCGAGAATATTTAGTTAAATCTGTTAAGGATGGTGTAAATATGTTTGGACATAGAGAGATTAGAGTTCAGCAGATTTAAAACCTACAGTATTAATAACCCTACCTTAAGGTAGGGTTTTTCTTTTTGGAGTAAGTATGACTGAATTTCAAAAAATTACGCATGAGATTAGACAGCTCCAAATAGAGCTAAACCATTTGGGAAGTTGCAATACAAAAGGTTTAAATACAGAACAGATCGCTCACCTAGATGAGCGATTTTTTTTGGCCATAGCAAAGCAAAATAAATTAATTGCCCAGCTCAACAATAAGCCAGAGGGCTTCTTTTAAGGGGCTCATTCGTGGACGATAAAGAGTATTTTTGGCTAACACGGAAAAAAGAACCTAAAACCAAGCCTAAATCCAGACCGCTACCTAAAGCTACTCAAAAGTACTTAGAGGCAGAGGAAGAATTTACTGAAGCTTTAGACAATCTGGAAATTAAGTACGAAAAGAAATTCCAGTTTAAGTCTACTAAGCATTGGCGTTTTGATTTTCATTTAATTGAACATCACATATTAGTTGAAATTGCTGGTGGCCCTTGGTCTGGTGGTCGAAAGGGTAAGCTAAAAAACAAAGCTTGGAGTCTTGATCGTTACGATGTGGCTGAAGAGATGGGTTACACAGTAATTCGCATAGAGGCAGCACCAAGATTTAAGATTAATGAATCTGGTCCATTACAGATCCAAGCTCATTTCGCTAGCCAATGGCTTAAAAATTTAAAGAGGCAAATATTTAATGGATCAGATCAGACCATTTCCTCCAACTGATTTTATTGATCAAGCTGAAGAAGAAGAAGCAATTAGACTAACACCAGCACCAGATCTAAAAAAATGGGTTGTTGCTAATTACTTAACTATTGGTGGCCCTTTGCATAACCCTGACCATGACCATATTGCTGAACTAATACATGACAATGAGGAGTTCTTGGCTTTTGCTTGGGCCTCTTCTGCATATAAAAGCAAGCAGGCGATGGTGCTGGGGCAGTGTGAAAAAGTAATGTTTAACGTCGGTGGCTGGCGTAAAGCTAGACAAGAGCAACAGATGCGTGACTGGTTCGGTTTTGTGCCAACATACTTAATAACTGTCGACGCTTCTTTCTGTGAGCGTGCAAACGATACAGAGTTCTGTTATTTGCTTGAACATGAGCTTTACCACATTGGAGTGATGAGAGACGAGGACGGAGAAATTGTTTATAGCGATAGTTCTGGTCTGCCTAAGCACTATCTTGCTGGTCATGACGTTGAAGAGTTTATTGGCGTAGTTAAACGGTGGGGACCAAGTAAGAATGTTAAGCGACTTATTGAGGTCGCAAAAAATCCGCCGTTTGTTTCTGATTTAGATATTGCGAGATGCTGCGGGAACTGTGTAATCAATTGAGCCTTATGGCTCTTTTTTTTGTCCTGTTTGCTGTACGTAGCTGTACGAAGGGGAATTTATGGCAGCACTAAAAGAGCCTGTGAAAATATTTATTGTTCAAGCTCTTGCATGCCGTGATACCCCTCAAGAAGTGGTTGAACAGGTCAAGCAAGAGTTTGGAGTTGATATTAGTCGTAGCCAATGCGAATGCTATGACCCAACAAAATATTCGGGCAGAAACTTAAGCAAGAAGTTTGTTGAGCTTTTTGAATTAACCAGAGAGAAGTTTGATAAAGGCTTAATTGATATTCCTATTGCTAATAAGTACTACCGACTGAAGCAATACCAAAGACAGCTTGAGAAGACTAGAAACGTCAAAACAGCCTTAAAAATTCTTGAGCAAGCCGCTAAAGACATTGGTGGTCAATTTACTAATCGTCAAGAAATTACAGGCAAAGACGGCGGACCAGTTCAAACAGTTAATTCTGAAATTCCAGTTCCAATGGAAGATTACTTAAAAGCGCGGAGGGAAGTCTTAGATGAGTACTGATGCGGCTCGGGATAAAGCCATCCAGATCGAGGCGCAAGAAGATTTATATTTCTTTACAAGGTACATGTTTAAGGAGCGCCGAGGCTACAAATGGATGCAAAATTGGCACCACTTAGAAATCTGCGAAGCATTAATGAAAGTTTATCGCGGTGAGACTAAGCGGTTAATTATTAACGTACCACCTCGATATTCAAAAACTGAAATTGCTGTAATTAATTTTATGGCTTGGTGTTTTGGAAAGAAACCTGACTGTGAGTTTATTCATATCAGTTACTCGGCAATGCTTGCCGCAAATAATGCATTTCAGACTCGTAATATGGTTCAAGAAAAGGCTTATAAAAAGGTCTTTCCTGATCTTAAATTACGTGAGGATAGTAAAGCTAAGGATTTCTGGCGCACAGATGCAGGCGGAGTCTGCTATGCGACTGGTACTGGCGGTACCATTACAGGTTTTGGTGCAGGCAAAATGCGTGAAGGCTTTGGTGGTTGCATCATCATTGATGACCCGCATAAGGCCGATGAAGCCAAATCAAAAACTATCCGTGAAGGTGTAATTGACTGGTTCCAAAATACTCTCGAGTCTCGTACTAACTCACCAGAAACGCCAATTATTGTCATTATGCAGCGTCTTCATGAAGATGATTTGGCTGGATGGCTGCTAGGTGATAGAAAAGACGGCGTTCCTGTAGCTGGTGGTAACGGTGAAGTGTGGGAGCATCTATGTCTTTCGGCTATTCAAGAAGACGGATCTGCATTGTGGCCAGCAAAACACAATATTCAAAAGTTGAAGCAAATGGAGCAAGCTGCGCCGTATGTTTTTGCCGGGCAATATCGTCAAATGCCATCACCGCCAGCAGGTGGTTTTTTTAAGCCTGACAATATTGAAATTGTGGATGCTTTACCTGCTGATGTAGTGAAGCAAGTAAGGGCTTGGGACTTTGGTGCTACTGAGAATGAAGGCGACTTTACAGCAGGTGTTAGAGAAGCTCTTGGCGCAGATGGTTTTACTTACATTGTCGATGTTACAAGAGGACAGCTTGGTCCAGACAATGTTAATAAGCGCTTAAAACAAGTCACAGAGTTAGATGGGATGGGCGTAACGGTAAGGATTCCTCAAGATCCTGGTCAAGCTGGTAAATCACAAGCTAGTGCATTCGTAAAACTTCTTGCAGGATATGACGTCAAAGCCAAACCAGTTTCGGGAGACAAACTCACACGTGCACAACCTTTTGCGGCGCAAGTTAACGTGGGTAACGTGAGAATGCTTAGAGGTGATTGGAATAAAGACTTTATTGAAGAGCTTCGCAATTTTCCAAATGGAACGCATGACGACCAAGTTGATGCTGGTTCAGATGCATTTAATGAATTGAATGGAGGTTTTGAGGCCTTCTTTGCTGATATGGGATTTGCTCGATGAGTGACGTAACTTTTAAACATCCTGAATATGTTAAAAACTTGCCATATTGGCAGAAGCTAGATGATGTGTGTGAAGGCGAGGATGCTGTAAAGGCTAAAGGAGAAAAGTATCTTCCGAAACCCAATGCTCATGATCAATCACCTGCAAATAAAAGTGCTTATGAGGCTTATCGTACTCGGGCAGTCTTTTATGAAGTAACGGGGACTACATCTAATAGTTTAGTTGGTGCAGCTTTTGCAACCGATCCAAGTTTTAAATTTCCTCCAGAACTAGCTCACTTAGAACGCAATGCTAACGGCGCGGGATTAAGTGCTTATCAATTGGCACAGAACGGGATCCGACATTTATTAAAGCATTATCGTTGTGCTTTATATGTTGACTATCCTGCAGTTACACCGGCTCGAAATCTTGCGGAGTTTAAACAGCAAAAAGCCTACCCGATGATTCACTTATTGAATGCCATTGATGTGATCAATTGGGATTCAATGATGATTGATAACCAGAAAAAGCTTTGCTTGGTGGTCATCCGTGAATTTACTTCAGAACGAGGCGCTGATGGCTTTAGCAAATCTGAGGTAGAGCAATACAGAGTACTTCGTTTAGAGCCTGATAATGAAGGAAACTTCATCTATACAGTTCAAGTTTACACAAAAGGCGACAAGGGTACATGGAAGGGCGAAGATAAGAAGTATCCCACTGATAATAACGGGGATTTCTGGTCTTATATTCCATTCACTTTTGTGGGGGCTATTGATAACTCTGAAGAGATTAAAAAGCCTCCATTGCTCCCATTGGCTAATCTTAATTTAGCTCATTATAGAGATAGTGCGGACTTTCAAGAGTCCGTTTTTTATATGGGCCAACCACAGTTTTATGCTAAGGGAGTTAATTGGGCTTGGTATGACGAGGCTAAAAAGCGTGGCATTTATATCGGTGCGAAAGTTCTATTACCTTTACCTGAAAACGGTGATTTGGGGATTGTACAAGCAGATCCAAACACATTAGCACGGGAAGCTATGAAGGATAAGTGGGAGCAAATGAAGGAGCTTGGTGCTCGACTTATTGAAAAAGGTTCCGCAGCTAAAAAGACTGCTACTGAATCTAACAGTGATGATGCCGTGCAGCATTCCGTTCTTTCACTTTGTGTTGTGAATATGAATGAAGCTTTGTCTATGGCTTTACGTTGGGCTGCTAAATTTGTAGTACCTAATGTTGATGTTCTGACTAAAGATGAACTGATGTTCGAAATTAGTCAGGAATTTAACAAGCAAGGTTATTTAGCTGAGTTGGCTCGTCAATTGTTTGAAGCAGCTTTACAAGGTAGATCTTCATTCAAATCTTGGTGGGAATACAACCAAACAGGAATGTTTCCTAAACAAAAATATGAAGAAGAAATCCTAAATGTTGAAGCTGAACAGGATGGGACTTTGAATCAAGGAGTGAATTGATATGGCGGCAACTATCAAAGAACTCTTAGAGGCACTAACTCAACACCAAGCATATCTTTTTCGCGCTTCATCAAAAACAGTTAATGAATTATTAGGTTTATTTAATGATGATACAAAAGCAATGCTTTCAAAGCTGCGTGATCTATTAGAGGAACTTAATGATTCAGAGAAAATTGCTTTAGCTGGTGGGAAGTATACAACGTCAAACCTCAGAGAGATTAAAGATTTGATTGACCAATGGTTTGCTAGTGTAAATACAAGCTTACCTGAAGCTTTCACCGTCTCTGCTACCGCTTTAGCGGTTTATGAAGCTAATTACATAGCCAAGCTATACGGAGCGAAAAATAAAACTCTTAGCGGTGACAAGTTCTATTCTGCTGCTAAAAAGGTACCATTGGCTGGTGGTGCCCTAGTTGATGATCTTTTATCAAGAATTACTGAAGCTGCCCGTCAAAAAGTTGAATATGCAATCAGAGATGGTATTAACACTGGCAAAACTAATAGTGAGATTATTCAGCGTATCCGTGGTACCAAGAAGCTAAATTATGAAGACGGATTACTCAACAGCACAAAATCAGACATTGAGCGCACTGTAAGAACGGTTCGGAGCCATGTAGCTAACCAGGCATATTTAAAAAGTTTTGATCAAATTGGCTTCAAATATGTGCGATTTGTGAGTGTTCTTGATGGAAGAACTTCAAAACTTTGTGCATCCCTTGATGGAAGCTTTTGGGAAATAAATGACCCAGCAAAGCGCGTTCCTCCATTACATCCAAATTGTCGAAGCATTCTGGTACCAGTTGAGAAAGACGGTTCTTTAGCTGGTCAGCGTCCTTTTGTGATGGATGAGAGAAGAGTGAAAGACATCCCCAAAGAAGAGCGTGATCAGTTGATTGGGCAAATGGATGCAAACATAACATTTAAAGAGTTCTTCAAAAAGACAGATGACTTCTTTCAAAAAGAATGGTTGGGACCAAAGCGTTACAAACTCTTCAAAGAGGGAAAATTTGATTTTGAAAAGTTCTTCGATCCGGATGGACGTCTTTATACACTCGACCAACTTCGCATGTTGGACGAACAATTGTTCAAGAGGTTGGGAATATGAATTTTACTTTAAGTGGTGAGGGGAAAATTCAACTATCTACTCGAGCAAAATACAGATTGCGTAGATGGCTTAGAAAACTTGAAAAGAGGTCGAAGTTATGAAGCAAATAACTATGACTCAAGCACAATACATCCTAAGTACAAATCTTATTGTTGTGCCTTTTGTAAGGAAGTTGATTCCAAGATATATGGCTATTTTAGGATACAACTTCAAACAGCCCACAGCACAGATTCCGCATTAAACCTAATTCAAACCATAGCACCTTCGGGTGCTTTTTTTATATGAGGTCATCATGACAAAGCAACCGCAAACACTTCAAGAGCTAGTTCAAAATGTTGAATATTTCAATGTGGACCAAGCATCACCAGATGCACTACCTAAACGCATTATATGCATCCTAAAACTTCACTCTGGAGTGCAAGTAAACGGCGAGTATTTGATTCCTGAAGGTTCACCTGTTGGTGATTACAATCCGTTTGCACTTACATCTGCCATTGAAAATTTAAAAAAGCTCGGATTTGAAATTATTGAACCACCTTCTGAACCACAAGTAATCGAAGGTGAGGCAGTTGAGGTTGGCCAGAATTTAGATGACCCATCACTTAAAGCGGTTGAAGCACCAAAAATTAAAAGTCTGGAATCCCATGTAACTGTTACGGGCGCAGGGGTTAATACTTATGATGTTCGTCATGCAAATCTGCATTCAATTGAAGCATTGACCTCACTTTTGAAGGTTACGAAGTTAAATACTGATGTGTCGAATGCTGCAAACTCTAAGCTTGTTGAACTTATTAATGGACTCTAAGTTTCAGGCGTCTTGAGCATATTTTAATTTTAACCAGCACACTAAGGTGCTTTTTTTGTGAGAAAGAAATGACCAAAGAAGTAACAGAGCAAGAGTTAGCGGAAAAGTCTGTGGCACCCCGAGTAACTAAAGCGCAAATTGATGCGATGATGGACCGCGTTACATATACAGTGGAGCAGCGCCCTGGAGGTACAACATCTACTTTTGTACATGCATTTTTAGATGGAAAATTTTTTCTAGCAACGGGTTTTAGCGCATGTGTGAATGCAGAAAACTTTGATGCTGAAATGGGTGAGCGTATAGCTCGAAGCAACGCAGAAAAGTCAGCCGAAAATAAACTTTGGGAACTCGAAGGCTATCGTTTATTTGCCACAAACTTCTAAGTTTTTAATCGAAATAAAGCGTCCTTAGGGGCGCTTTTTTAATGTCTGCCGGAAGCGGATGCGGACGGTGAATCCGGGCGGATGCCCACTTGTGTATATAGGTTGGATGACCAATGAAACTTAAAACAGTAACGATCGACGGTAAAGTTTATGCGGAAGTAGACGGCGATAAGCCGATCTATATTCATGATGACGGCAAAGAAATGCCACATGATGCACCTCATTCGGTAGCAACAATTGCACGCTTAAACAATGAAGTTAAAACACATCGTGAAGCCAAAGAAGCAGCTGAAAAAGCATTAAAAGCTTTTGAAGGAATCGAAGACCTTGCGGCAGCTAAAAAGGCCTTACAAACAATCCAAAATCTCGATGATAAAAAGCTGGTGGATGCCGGTGAAGTTGAGAAAGTTAAAGCTGAAGCTATCAAAGCAGTTGAAGAAAAATATGCCCCGATTGTTGAGCAACGTGATGCTCTTGAGGCCTCATTGCATAAAGAGCTAATCGGCGGTGGTTTTGCTCGTTCTAAGTACATTCAAGACAACATTGCAGTACCTGTGGATATGGTGCAAGCGACCTTTGGTCATCACTTCAAAATCGAAGAGGGCAAGGTGGTTGCATATGACCAGAACGGCGAAAAGATTTATTCACGTGTACGCCCAGGTGAACTTGCAAATGTTGATGAAGCTTTAGAGTCATTGGTTGGTGGATACCAGCATAAAGACTTAATTCTTAAAGGTGGTAAAGGGACTGGTGGAGGTTTCCAAAGCGGGGGCAAAGGTGGAGCACCTACTGGAATGAAACGCAGTGAAATGTCTGTTTCTCAGAAAGCAGATTACATCAAAGAACATGGCAATGATGCCTTCCTAAAACTACCGAACTAATCATTAAATATTTGGAGATAAGTAGTTATGACTACAACAGTTAATTCAGACATGATCATCTACAACCAATTGGCTCAAACTGCTTATTTAGAGCGTTTGCAAGACAATTTGAACGTATTTAACCAGGCCTCTAATGGTGCAATTGTATATCGCAATGAGATTATTGAAGGTGATTTCAATAAAGAGGCATTTTACAAAGTGGGCGGTAGCATCAAGCATCGTGATGTGAATTCAACCGCCAAAGTAGTGCCTGAGAAGATTGGGTCTGGTGAATCTGTAGGCGTAAAAGTCCCATATAAATATGGTCCTTATGCTTCAACCGAAGAGGCATTCAAACGCCGTGCACGCACACCTGAAGAGTTTGCCATGATTCTTGGTTATGATTTAGCAGATGCATTAGTTGCAGGACGTTTACAGTACAGTTTAGCCTCCTTAAAAGCAGCTATTTCTAGCAACCCGGATATGGTTGCCAAAGGCAGTATTGCTGTAGATGGGCGTAAAGCATTAACACGTGGTATGCGTAAGTTTGGCGATAAGTTTGGACGTATTAGTTTATGGGTAATGAACTCAGATACATATTTCGATATTGTCGATGATGCAATCACTAATCAAATTTATGGCGAATCTGAAATCGTTATCTATGGTGGTTTACCGGGTACCTTAGGTAAGCCGGTATTGGTTACAGATGCCGTAGGTGATGATGATGCATTTGGTTTGCAAATGGGTGCAGTTACTGTTACAGAATCACAAGTACCAGGCTTCCGCGCGTATGACATCAATGATGAAGAAAACTTGGCAATCGGTATGCGTGCTGAGGGTACATTTAACCTAGATATTCTTGGTTATAGCTGGGATACATCAAAAGGTGAAAACCCTGACCTTACTTTACTTGGTTCAAGTGCCAACTGGAAAAAACATGCTACTAGCAACAAAATGACAGCAGGCACATTGCTTGATCTATCTGGCACAACAACAACTGGTTAACTCATAAACATCTCACTATAAGAGGGCTATTAAGCCCTCTTTTTACATTTAAGAGAAATGCATCATGAAGCTAATTTATACACGTATTGCTGCTGCAGCTGCGTTAGAGGTTGGAACTATTGCCAATCCTGATTATTACGAACATCCGAATCGAAGTGCTGAAGAAGTAATTATTTACGGTGATTACCCGAAAATCCAAAATGATTACCAAGCTCTGGATATTCCTGTTGAAGTTCGCAAATTGGAAGAGCCTGCAAAAACGACATTGGCCACTGTAAATGTAGCGGTTGGAATTACTCCAGAGCTGCAAGAAGTTATTGATAAAACTAAAGCTGAGTGTGAAAAGGTTGTTGAGGAAAACGGGCAACTTAAACAGAAAATCGAAATCTTGGAACAAGCTAGTGGTGATAGTTCGGAGTTAATTTCTGAAAACTCACGTTTAAAAGATGCTGTACTCCAAGCTGACAATGCTACTAAAGCGGCTGAAGAAAAGGTAGTAAGCATTCAAGCAGAGTTTGATGCTTTTAAAAATGATGTTGCTGCTATGCAAGCGCGTATTGCTGAATTGGAAGCTGGAAAAGCGGCAGAAAATTCAGCAACAGAAACGGCAGCTAATGATTTTGAAAACTGGTCAAATGATCAATTAAAAGAGTATTTGGCTAGTAAAAACATTGGTTACAAACCGTCTGCAACAAAAGCAGAACTCCTTAAATTAATCCCGAAGGAATAATGCAATGAGCTTTATTACTGTAGATGACGCAAATTCAATTTTGGGCAGCGATTTTGCACCAGACAGTGATAAAGCTCGTCTGGTAAAGCTGGCTAATGTTTGGATGAAAAAACGGATTGGTTTTGTACCAGATCCTATTGATCCACTTCTTAAAGACGCGGCTTGTGAAATTATCAAAGGAATTCTGGCCAAAGTAATTTATAACGGCAAAGACCAGCAGTTGAAACGTAAGAAAGTTAAAGCTGATTCTGTTGAGTCAGAAAAAGAATATCAGGACGGATCTGAAGCAATCTCTAGCTTTGAACAGATAGCAATTGATTTTATTGATTCACTTGAATTGAAAGATCCAAATGCAAGTTTTAATGGCTTTGGCATACCACTTTACAGGGCATGATATGGGCTTACGTGACGAAATTCAGGCAGATATTGCCGAAGCATTTAATGATGATTTAGCGGACGCCGTTCATACCTTTACATGTGAGCGGATCTCAAAAACTAATTGGGATCCTAAAACTGAAACATATGTTGAAGTTAAAGAAAACTATTCTGGCCGAGGTGTACTTTTTGGCTCATACAGTCAATATGAGATTGAGACGCTTGGAGTGCTGGCTACTGATAAAAAAGCAACTGTGCTGCAAAATGAAGTATCCATGACTCCAAAAATTGACGATGAATGGCTAACAGCTTTAGGCTCATTTCGAGTTATCCATATTCAACAAGATCCAGCCAGTACAATCTGGAAATGTCAGCTTCGAAAAGTGTAGGGGCTAAAATGGTTAATCCTGATTATGTTCCTGAATGGTATATCTCGCCTTTTCAACATGTGCAGTACACGCTTGCTCGAAATCAACTACACATGGATTTGTTATTTGAAGATATGGATAAGGCCGATCAATTTTTGGATATGGGAGCGGATGCGCAAGTTAGTACTTTTTCTGATGGTGCATATGCAATCGTCCAAATTGGTGATACGGCGGATAAAGACCGAATTCAAGTTTATGGATTGCTTTTACATGAAGCTGTTCATATCTGGCAAATAGTAAAACGGAGAATGGGTGAACGAGAGCCTAGTGTGGAATTTGAAGCTTATTCAATTCAGGCAATCGCTCAAGAACTTTTCGAAATGTACGAAGCAAGCGAGGTGAGCAATGGGATGGAAGGGGAAAAAGCCGTCTAGTTTTAGTCTTGATGTGTCTAAAGCAGCAGAAGACCATGTGAAGCATATTGTTATGGATACTGTGCAATCTTTAGTTAATTTAAGTCCCGTCGATACTGGTGCATACCGTGCTTCACATATGGTTTCGGTTGGATCTGGTGACTATGGCATACGTGGACCTGAAACAAATGCTATTCAGGATGCAGCTATTCAAGCCGTGAAGTTTAAGTTGGGCAATTTAGTTTATATCCAGAACAACCAGCCTTATGCAGAGCGCTTAGAAAATGGGTGGTCTGATCAAGCACCACAAGGAATTTACAACACCACCTTTACCTTTATTTCTCAGAAGTATGGCGGCTAAAATGGCAATGACTTTAGAGCAGACAAGGCAAGCTATTATCGATCGTATGCAAGCTTTTACCGGTATTACGCAAGACAGAATCCAGTATCCAAATTTACCAGGCTTTAATGTACCTAAAGATGGTGTTTGGTGCTGCTTAACGATTGCAGGTGGTCCCAGTTTTACTTCTGGCATTGCAGATAAGCCATGTACTCGCCGTACCGGTAATATCATGATTCAATGCTTTGCACGTCCCAATTCAGGAATAATTGAAATCACAAAATTGAGTGATGCATTACTTGCCCATTTTGAATATTTCACAATCGAACACTTAGAATGTTTGAATGGTCAATCCATCTATGCGGGTAAAGATGCTGATTTCATTCAGTATAATGTGAGCATTGGGTACAAGGTGAATTGATATGTCATGTATGCTGACTTTAGAAGAAATCGAAATTAAACGGCAAGAGCTGGAAAGACATCTTGAAGATGTTATGGCTGTTGAACTGAAGAAGTGGCAAAGCGAAAATAAGCTATGTGTTTCCGATGTGAATATACGCTTGGCTAATGTTGATTGTCTCGGAGGGCCTAAACATAACGTTGTTACTGGAGTAAGTGTTGATTTAGATTACAAACCTTAAATTACTTTAATTAAATGACCGCTAAGAAGCAGTTTTTTACGTCTTTCTACTACCACCTCATCGGTGGTTTTTTTATGTCTATAGGAATCACTTATGAGCAATTTTGTTTTTAAGCGTGGTGACACATTCAACTTGAACTTGCAGCTGGTTGATATGGATGAAACCCTGCAGTATCCACCGGATGATGTTCGCCGTGCAATTGATCTAACCGGTTACACCTTTACTTCACAGATTAAAGCTTTGGCTGATGGAGCAGCTGTAGCTACCTTGACTTGTGCTGCATTAAATCAAAGTACACAGAAGGGATGGCTGAATATTAAATCTAGTGCAAGCACTGCAACTTGGCCTTTAGGGCTGTGTCAGATGGATATTAAAGCTGTAGTTAGTGGTACTACGCAGCACACTGAAACTTTGACTTTCCAAGTGATTGACGGGGTAACAGCATAATGGCAAATCTTGTTTTTAAATTTAGTTGGGATCACCGGCCATTCCCGTATAACTCGGCTCAGGGAAAACGGCAATTCATGCTGCCATTCGCTTCAGGCATTCCTAATCTGGCACCAAACTTTTCGCAGGTCCAAGGTACTGCTGCAGTCTCTCAAGGTGGTACTGGGGCGACAACTGCACTAGATGCTCGAAATAATCTCGGAGCAGCAGAAAAAGGGGTGAATAGTGACATTACAGAGCTAAAAGGATTAACCAAGGCTATTGCAATTTCTCAAGGTGGTACCGGTGCAACAACTCCATCCGATGCTCGAACTAACTTAGGGCTTGGTAGTGCCGCGACTAGAAATGTTGGTACTACAGCTGGTAATTTGATAGAAGTTGGCGGTTTTGGAATTGGTGGAGTAGGCCAAACTTTTGAAAGAAAAATGATTACGGGAGTAAACCTAGATTCTGTCGTTAGCTATGTATTGTTATTTCCTTATTCTGTCAGCAGCTCACCCAATCGAAACATGTTTGGTGAGCTAGTGTTTTCGAGGGGTGATTCAGGCTCAGCAAATCAACATTCGAGAACTTTAGTATCAATTCAGCAAGCATATGATCGTGTTACAGCTCGGTTTATTAGTATTGGTGTAACAACTCATATTTCAGGTATGGCTGTAGTTAAATATCAAAATGTAGACTATGTTGCCATTCGAAGAACAGCAAGTTCTTCAACATCGGCATTTAGATATTTTTCCGGTATTTCCAATATTACATCTGATAATTATTTAGTTACTGTTCATACAGATGACGTTGTTATTGTCAGTGAGATACCTATTGTAATTGAGCAGCTAAGAACATCTGCGAATACTTCTGTGGATTCCAACGGTTTCATAAAAGCAGCATCACCAGTAGTTAAGCTATTTAACGACCATATCGAGCTCAATAATGATGCAGAAAAGCAGCCTATTGAATTTAAGAAAGTCGATGTAGGCGACTATTTACTTAAAGGCTCTTTAGGCTTTGCTCAAGAAGGTTGGTATATCGAAGTACCTAAAGACGCAAACGGCAACACAATCGTTGCAGTAGTGTATGACACCCTAGAAAATGGTGACATCTCAATTAAAACTTACAAGCGTAAGTTTGATTTTGAACTTGCTGCTGTTGTGGCAGATCACGAGAACCCAATGGACATTCCAGAAGGCCGCTGGATTGATATCCGTCTGCATGAAGAACCTGAACCAGAACCTGAGGTTGAAGAAACTTTGAGTGAAACACCAGTGGATTTCCAGCCTACTAACTTATCTCAGGCAGTTGCTGCAGCCATGAATGGCGTGGAACCGCCAGAAATCTCAGACACAGACGAAACACTTTAATAACCCGCTTAAAAAGCGGGTTTTTTATTGCCTAAATTTTGGAGAACCATAAATGAGTTCAGGCGCAAAAATTCGATTATATGCTTGTGAAGAAGCAGTTTTAGGAACAACTCCAGCAAACCCGATCTGGTACACAGTTCGCCGTGTAAGTGATGGTTTATCTGAAAATGTTTCTACTGAAGAAAGCAGTGAAGTGGTTGATTCACGTTTTCGACAAGGTGGTGTGGTTACTGAAGCAGAGGTAACAGGCCAGTTAGAGTTTGAACTATCTCTTGGAACATTTGACTTATTCTTAAGTGCTTTAGCCTTTAATAACTGGGCAGCAAATGCTTTAAGCTTTGGCGGTACCGTACGTAAATCTTTAACACTGGTCAAAGTATTTGAAGATATCGGTCAGGTATTTATTTACCGTGGTGTACAGGTGAATACCGGTGAAATCACCATTCAAACAACTGGGAAAATCACTGGTAATTTTGGACTGGTAGGTAGCTCATTTACACGTCAGCAAGTCAATCCTGTCACTAATCCTATAGCTGCAACAACCCGTCCACTGGTCAGCATGCCAAACGTGGAAAACTTACTGGTAAATGGACAGACGATTCAAGGTAAAGCGTGTTTGCAGTCTCTTACGCTTTCAATTAATAACAATCTTGAAGCAATCCGTTGTATCGGCTCAGGCAAGTACACACCAGAGTTCTACATTGAAAAGATGATGGATATCGAAGCAAATGCTTCCTTCATGTTCTCGGCAACTGCGGCAGGGTGGATTGATGCCATTAAAACCCGAGATGTGTTTACGCTGACCTTTGATATTAAAGACAGCAAAGGCAGTAAATACTCGTTTAACTTCCCTCAATTAGAAGTGATGGAAGCCAATCACCCAGATGGCGGGGGTGACGACATCATTACTTTAGATATCAACTTTGCCCAAGTTCGTACAGCGCCAACAATTGTACGTGCTCTTGTGTAATCAACTTATTCAGTAACAAAGCCTATGGAATCCCATGGGCTTTTTTATTTCTAAAATTTCAGAGGTTGTTATGGCTTTAAAAGTCGGAATTATTAAAAGCTCGGACGTATCAAAATGGTGTGAATACAAGGGGGTTGATGGCGAAGTACAGGCAGAGTTCAAAGTCCGTGGTATCGCCTATAAACCTTTTCAGGTAGCAATTGAACGAGCCGGAAATCAGATTTCATCCAAAGGCTATGATGTGATGGTCAAAGATGAAAATGCCAAGCTTTACCATGAATTGTTAATGGATGCGTGTGCTGCCCACTTAATTGAAGACTGGAAAGGTGTGGTATTTGCCGAAATCGTAGACGGTAAAACGGTTGAATCTGAAAAGCCATATACACCTGAGAATGCCTCAAAGCTTCTTAATCTTGGTGATATTGGTATTTCAATCTGGCTATTCATTAAAGAACAGGCTCAGAGGATTCAGGAAGAAGCCGACAAGGATAAGGCTTTAATTCTGGGAAAGTCGTCGAGCTCTACAAATACCAAAAAACGTATGCGTCGAAAACGCCGCATGAAATCGAACAAATCAAGTTCTTAGGTGGCCGTATTCCTGATCCGCCAGAATATTCGTATGCGGCTGACTCTATTCTTTCGGCATTTAGTACTATTGCCAGATCCAGACGGTATGAGCAGGGCATCCCGTTATCTTTAGATCAGCAGGCAATCAATGTCTATGCAGAGCATAATGATTTGCCAGTGGCTGCTCATATTTTTAATGACTGTATTTTTGCATTGGATAACTTGTTTTTAGATGAAGCCCATAAAAAAATAAATTCCAAGTCCTCAAAAAAGTAACCCTAGAGTTATTTACATATAATAACTCTAGGGTTATTATTATCTCATCAAGTTAATAAGGGATTGGTGTGAAAAGTCTGGATTTAATCAAAATGATTGAAGCAGATGGTTGGTATGAGGTTAGGGTTTCAGGAAGTCATCATCACTTTAAACACCCAACCAAAAAGGGGTTAGTTACAATCCCACATCCTAAAAAGGATTTACCAAACGGAACTGTTAAAAGCATTTTGAAACAAGCGGGTCTAAATTGACCCGCTGTTTCCCGACTTTAATTACTATATCCCTTACAACTAATCATAACGCAGTGGGCGATATGTTTATGCCAAGGGCATGGAGTGTTGAGATGTTATATCCAATTGCAATTGAACGAGGATCAGATACTGAGGCATTTGGTGTCACTGTTCCTGATATTCCAGGTTGTTTTAGTGCTGGTGACACACTTGAAGAAGCTATTGAGAATGTTAAAGAAGCTATTTCAGGCCATTTAGAAATATTGGCTGAAGATGGTGAGGAAATCCCATTAGCTTCCGAACTAGTTAAATTTGTCGATGATCCTGAATATAAAGGAATGATCTGGGCGGTTACCGAAGTTGATGTTAGTCGTTATCTGGGTAAACCAGAAAAAATCAATGTTACTTTACCAAGCCGTTTGATTCGTAAAATTGATGAGAATGTAGGTAAAGGTAAGAGATATACTACTCGATCGGCTTTCTTGGCTGCTGGTGCTGAAAAACTTTTACATGCATAGCCTGATTTAAAAGACCACCTTCGGGTGGTTTTCCTTTATGTGACATTTAGTAACCAGTTTGTTAAAGTTAGTACACTTTATAACAAACGGTGAAATTCATGAAAAAAATATTGGCTGCGGGTTTAATTGGTCTTGGGTTGGTGGGGTGCGCTACTCCAGCCTATAATTATCAAGCTATACCTAAAAATATAAGCAAACCGCCAATTGGATCAGTTAATAAAGCATTTGTAGGGGATCAAATGCTTGAACAGGGAATGGTGGTTGATCGTGAAGTTCTAAACGTCCCTGAAAATATTAAAATTAGTTTTGCTTATTCACTTACTTCAGGCATTTACTTAAAAACAGGCAAAAATGAAAAAGGGCAATATTTTCAGCCATTCAACACTGTCAGTGGTGGGGGGATGGTTCAGAAAAACCCTTTAGCTGACCCATTTAAAGTAGTTATGTTAGATACTGAAGGTAAGCTCTGTGTAGTAACAGTATTTAATGCAAAAAACTGTACTGATAAACATCAAGCTACTATGAAGACAGTAGCAATTGCATCAGATAATTCCTTCCAACAAACATTAATTTATAGTGGAAAATTTGGAAATAAAATTAATGTCGGGTACCGTGAATTCTCAAGTAATCAAGCACGTCCTGCATTCAATAATGATGTTGAATATGATTTAAGCCAATCTAAGCAAATAGGTTATAAAGGTGCTTTATTGGAAGTAATTGATGCCACTAATCAAGATATTACTTACAAAGTTTTGAAGAACTTTAACAAGGTAGATTAAGATGAGTGCACCACAATATAAACCAATGAGAGAAAGTGAAGTTTGTAATGCTATCGGGTGGGTGTTAATAGCTCTTGGCTTTATCGCAGGTTTTTTATTTATTCTTGCATTTGGTCGAATTGAAGTAGCTTCTTACTATGGTAAAGAAACGGTTTGGTCTGGAGTTATGATAGCAACAGGAATCGGAATTATATTTAATGGATTCCTTGCAGGCTACTTATTTCAAAAAGTAGCTAGTATTCTTCGTTACCATGAGAATAAATAATATCTTGCATAAGCACCCTAGGATGCTTTTTAAAATTGGTTTAACTACCCTGCTTGGTAATTATATTTAACTTAAAAAGAACTACCCACTCATTGAGTGGGTTTTTTATTGCCTAGAGGAAAGTAAAATGGCACAAGAATCCCGTTTGGTCATTGTTATTGATTCGCAAAATGCTGAACGTAATGCGCGTAATCTAGGCAATGAACTTGTTAGCATTGAACGTAAAGGTGAGTTTGCATCTAAGTCTATGGACAGCTTATCTGTAGCTACTAGAGCTTTAGCAGGACACATGGCTGGCCTAGTAACGGTGGGTGCAGCTATATCTAAAATGGACACTTATACAGGCCTTCAGAACCGTCTAAAGCTCGTTACTAATAATCAGGCTGAATTGAATAAAGCGACTGAAGATACATTCCAGATCGCACAAAAAACCTATTCAGCATGGGATTCTGTTCTACAGGTCTACCAGCGTTTTAGTGATAATGCCAAAACTTTAAACCTCACAATGGATGACACAGCACGTTTAACTGAAACAGTTTCTAAAGCTGTAGCAATTAGTGGTGCAAGTGCAGAAGCTGCTGATGCAGCTTTAGTTCAATTCGGGCAGGCTTTGGCAAGCGGTACATTACGTGGTGAAGAACTCAACTCAGTTATGGAACAAACACCAGCTCTAGCAAAGGCTATTGCTAAAGGTATGGGGATCACCGTAGGAGAGTTGCGTTCAGTTGCGGCTGAAGGAAAAATTACTTCACAAGAAATTGTAAAAGCGCTTAGAAATGTAGAATCTGATGTTGATGCTCTTTTTGCTAAAACAGATATCACAATCGGGCAGTCTCTCACACTCCTAAACAACGAGATCACAAAATTTGTTGGCGAAGCAGGTAAGGGAAGTGGTGCGGCACAGGTATTAGCTGGATCAGTTCAAACTCTTGCAAGTAATTTAGATTTAATTGCTGATGGGGCTTTAGTAGTTGGTATTGGATATATAACTCGTGCAATTTTGATTAAGAGCGCTGCTATTAAAGAGGGAATGGCTTCAACTTTAGCGAGCCGCCAAGCATCTGTATTAAATGCTCAAGCAGAATATGCAGAAGCTACCGCTGCTTTGAATGCAGCAAAAGCTCATCTCGCGAATGTGCGAGCAACAAATGCAGAAACCCAAGCTAAATTTGGAGCAACTGCGGCAGCAACTCGATACGCACAAGCACAGGCAGCAGTAACTGCTGCTACAAATGCACAAACTGCTGCGCAAACACGCCTCTCAGCAGCTTCTTCTTTAGTTGGTAGTATTGGTAGCCGAGCATTAGGACTTATCGGGGGTCCAATTGGAGCAATTACCTTAGGTGTATCCGCTCTGGCTGCAACTTACACTTATTTTAAAGGTAAGGCAGAAGAAGCGAATAGAACTCTCGCTGAACAAGCCGAAGTGGCTAACCGTACTGCTGAAGAATTAAAAGGCTTAAAAGGTGAGGCAAAAACCAAAGCTATTAATGACTTAACAACGGCTTTTAAAGCTCAAAATGAGGAGTTGAAAAAAACAGAAATGGCTGTTGGTTCAGCTTTAATTGATATTCAAAACTACGGTAAAGGTAATGTTGAACTTACAAGGATTTCTAATGAAGCTCGATTGGGCACGATTAGCTACAAGGAGGCTATGGAGCAACTTGCTAAGCAGAAGTTACCCCCAAGCCTAAGAGATGCATTAAAGGAGCAAATCGACAAATATAATGAAGCTTATGAAAAGGCTGATAAGACCAAAACAGCCATTAAATTGTTTGGTATTGAAGTTACCTTAACGGGTAATAAAGCCCAAAATGCAGCAATTGAGCAACAGAAGCATGCTGATGCTATCAAGAATACAAAACAGGCTGCAGATGAGGCTCAAAAGTCCTTACAGAAATTGTATGCAGATAAATTGTGGGATACGCAATTTGTCGAGATAGTAATGAAAAAAGGTTTTTCTGAGTCTCAGGCTAATGATTTACTGAAGCTTTATAAAGATTCATTAGCTAAGGGTCTTAAGGCAGCAGACCGAGAGGCTATGAAAGCATTAACGGATACTTGGAAAGCAGAAGAATCAATCAAAGCCATCACGGATGCTAGAACTGATTCTATACGTGAGCAAAACAAGGAGCTTAAAAATCAGCAAAAAGTACTAAGTGTAAATGCGAAAGTCCTAGCGAATGCTTCAAAATTCGGCTTTGCAGATCTAGAGTCTAAATACAAACTTCCATCAGGAACATTATCCGCGATTCATATGATCGAATCTCGAGGTAATGCAAAAGCCTATAACAAAGAAACCGGAGCCACTGGTGGATTTCAGTTTCTCGAAGGTACTGCTAAGCAATATGGCGTAAAAGACCGCACTGATTTAGCACAGTCTGCTGAAGGTGCGGCTAAGTACATGTCTTATCTTTTGAAACTTTTTAAAGGTGATTTAGAGAAGGCTGTACGTGCATATCATGCAGGTGAAGGCAATGTAATGAAGGGTAAAGGTATTGGTAAAAATAATAATCAATACTGGAAAGACTATCAAAGTTATATGGCTGGTATTAATGGCTATTCTGCTGGCGATATTTCATCAAAAGACTTTGATAAGCTTATTCAAGATACAACTAAAATGGCTGAGGAGCAGGCAAAACTTCGCCTTCAGTTAGAGAATGAGGTTGCTAATCAAGTAACAAAGATTAGGAATGATCTGGCCAAAAAACTTGAGGATGTTGATAAAGCTAACTACAACCCAGAACGCAAGGCCGAAATTAAAGCAGAACTTCAAGCACGTGCAGATAATGATATTGCTATTGCTGAGCAAGCTACAAAGACTAAGCTTGATTCATTCCGAGACTACACAAAGACGGAAGAGCAAATATTAAAAGATAGCTATGCCAAGCGTCAGTTTGAGGCCGAGCATGACCTAGATTTAACTAAAGATCAGCGTAAAGAGGCTGTTGATCTATTAGCTCAACAATTAAAGCAAGAACTTGGGTTAATGCAATTAGCTCAGGAACAGCGTTTATTTCAGGCACGTTTATCATTGCTTTCGGAAACGCAAGCCATGCAGGAACGTTACAGACTAGAACGGGAGGAAATTCTTAAGAATACCAAGCTTTCTATAGAAGAGCGGCAAAAGCTAATCGCATTATCTAAAGCCAATCAGGATAAAGAGACACGCGATAAAGTGAATAATGCTGTTCAAAACTGGGGTGGTATCCAAGCGGATATGAATGGTACCGGAGAATTTTTCAGACAGGATCAGGAACGATTTAGCCGTTTAAATGCTGCAAATGATTTAGCAGATAGTCAATTTGCTGCTACTGATCTTGATGAAAAAAATGGTTTAGATGTTCTAAATGCACACATGGAAGCAGGACTCATCAAGCAACAGGACTTCGAAAACCGGAAAACAGCTATCATTCAAGCTGCTCAGGACCAACGCAATCAGATCGCTGCCGAATATGCTCAGAATGCTCAGGATATTGAAGATAAGTATCACCAAGATCGATTGAATGCTCAAATTGCTCTTGGTGGCCAAATGATGGGTTCACTCACATCGATGTTTGGTTCAATGTTTGGCGAGCAATCAAAAGCATACAAGATCATGTTTGCTGCTGATAAAGCTTATGCCATTGCAGCTGCAGGTATTTCTATTCAGCAAAGTATTGCAAAGGCGGCTAGTGTTGGTTTTCCAGCAAATATCCCATTAATTGCAAGTGCTATTGCACAAGGTGCAAGCATCATTGCAAACATCCGGGCAATTAAAGATCAAGGCTTTGCTGAAGGTGGTTATACAGGTCGTGGTGGGAAATATGAAGTTGCCGGAGCTGTGCACAAAGGCGAAATTGTATGGTCCCAAGAAGACATTAAAAGATGGGGTGGTGTTGGTTTAGTTGAGAAAATGCGTAAGAGTTCAAGCCCTGAAGCTTTCCTCAATAACAATGCCTCTGCTGATAGTGTCATGCGCCGTGCAATGATGAGCTCTAGTGCCTTTATAGAAAGCCAAAAGCAGGCTGACATCTTTAATCAACCGGTTCAAGATACTCAGATTATCTATAAGGGTAATAGAGACACACCTAAATTAGCTTCTTCGGCAAATTCTGACTTATTCCATGATGGCAAGGTCTACTTCTCATCCAATGGTTTAGTTCAAGATCGTTCAAATCTGGATGATGTTCAGGATTTTACTTTAGGACGTACTTCACGCCCTCAAGCTGAGATTATGCCTTCAATTGAACCTTCTACACCGACAATCAATTTCAAAATTGAAGTGATTAATCAGGTGAGTGGGGCGACAGTTGAAGCCGAACAACTGGATGAGCAAACTGTCCGGATCATTGTTAAAGATGAACTGGATAAGCAGCTTCCAAGAATGGTACCTAAGCTTGTAAGTGATCAAATCGCAAATCCAAACTCAACCATTAGTCGGTCTTTGACTGAGAATACGACAGCAAGACGGAATCGTTAATCAATAAAACCACCTTTCGGGGTGGTTTTTTATTACCTGAAGGAAAGTTATGTACAAGTTAAAGCTAAATCCTCAGACCAGCGGCTATGGCGTAACACCGGGTGATGATGTGAAACGTCAGCAGATGGATGGTGGGCGTGGTCGCTATTACATCGATGTAAAACGTAATAGTCATATTGTCGATGTGAACTGGAATTTAAGTAAATCCGATTTTAATAAAATGATGGCGTTCTGGCGGGTCTACCAGAATAAGCCAGCTTCATTTTATGCGGATCTGGTGATTGATCAGGGGGAACGTCAGCAATATCTATGCAATTTCATTCCAAACTCGTTCAAGACCAATGAAGTCAACGGCAACCTTTACCGGGTAAATGCACAGCTCGAAGTTGTTCAAAACCAGCCTAACCTGAATGCCGATATAGCATTAATTAAAGATTGGGAGGTCTAATGGATAACGAATATGCCGAATTCTTTTTCAATCGAAAAGTTGATATTTATCAACTGGAATGTATTGAACTCTCACACCCTTCTTTTATGAATACTTACCGGGTAGTCCGTAATGATGACCGAGGGGTGTATGTTCAGCACAATGAAGGTGAAGGGCAGGTGCTTTATGAATACCTGCCTATGACAATTCAAAGATCCGGAATGCTGGGCGATCTAGACCAGACTTTAACAGTCTCTATTTCAGGTCTTGGTGATATTTTGCCGGATGAGTTTGAACGGGTAATAGAAGGTCAATTTCCGGATGTAAAACCAACAGTTAATTATCGGCTTTATAGTTCAGATAATTTAAATACACCGATGCATTATCTGCTTGGCTTACAACTCGCCGGTGTTTCAATGAACCATAAAGCTGTGACGTTCAAAGCTGAATCTCCACGATTAAATACCGCTAAAACTGGAGATATCTTTGCACTAGACCGCTTTACTGGTCTCAAGGGGGCTATATGAAAAGTCATGATCATTTGCTTGATAGACAATATGACGAGGAAAACTACAACTGTGTTCATTTTGCTCATGAAGCTGCATTGGATCTATATGGAATAGACCGGGTGGAAGCACTTGAATTTTTTATGAAGCCTATTAAAGAAAAGGTATTTCTACCATCAAGGTTAAAACTTTTAAATCCACTGCCCATGCCCAAGGAAGGCTGCATAGTCGCCTTTCACTCGAGATACCGAAACAAGCCCCCACATGTGGGGCTTTTTCGTTTGGGCCGTGTTCTACATTTGATGGAAGGCGGAGTTACTTTTTTATCCGAAGAAGTGATCAAGGCAATGGGTTTTAGTCGGGTCAGTTACTATGATTAAGATTATTTATAAAAAAGATGCTTTGTCTGAAGAAAAGACGATTGAGCAGGCTCAAACCATCGGACAATGGCTTACTTCAAAATATGATTATATGCCTGAACATGTCCGTATTTTCCATACGACAAGTAATATGGATCATGCCGAAATTTCATTTGCGAATGAAGTCACGCCGAAAAATGCATATGAGTTAAAGCAGCTTGATTTCTTACCAGGTACTTTTATCGTAATTGAGAATCCTAAAGGTATTGAGCTTGGTGCAGCTGCATGGGCTGCTATTATCTCATTGGTTGTGGGGGTGGCAGTTGCATTATTAATGCCAGTACCTTCAATTACACAAACAAACCAAAATAACAACCAGTCTTCATCTGCAAATAACGAATTATCCAATCGTGAAAATAAAACTCGTGTAAATGGCCGGATTGCTGATAACTATGGAGCCGGGTGGAACACACCCGACCTAATCGCAGTGCCTTACAAAGTTTATGAAAATAACGTTGAAGTTGAACACGTTGTCGGTTGTATTGGTCGTGGTCACTATAAAATTAACGGTGCATATGACGGTGAAACCAATATTGTCGATATTGCCGGTGCATCGGTAGAAGTCTATCGACCAGGCGTTGATATTGTCTCGGGTGAGCCATATTTCTCGCTTGGTACCGAAATTACCACGCCGCCACTAACGGTTCAGCATCAAACTTCTGTTAATGGCCAAGTTCTCCGTCCAGCTGATACACAAAGCTTGGAAGGTACCAACTATCTTCTTTTTGCATATCCTAATGAGATCCTGCGGGCATCTGCAAACAATACGGATTTAACCACTAAGTTTGTAAGTAATGACCGGGTAGAAATCACCAATGCCTCATTCACGTTTAATGGCCAGACTTATGATTTAAACGGCACTTACAGCGTTTTATCGGTAGCTGATGATCGGATGGCTTTATCTAATCCAGCAGCAGTTAATCCAAATTGGTTAAAGCTAAGGGAATTATCAAATCAGCAAACTAGTGCTTTATCTCCAAAGCTTTCATCTATTGGAGAGAAGTGGATTGGTCCATTCATTCTCGACAATATTGAACGTAGCCGAGTGCTATGTAACTTTGTTGCTAGTAATGGACTTTACACAGTTTCTTCAGGTGGAAATCAGGGAGCTGTAAACGTCACGATTGAAGTTGAAGTAACGCCGGTTAATGAATCTGGTGCAGCCATTGGCAATCCAATGCTGAAGCAGATTATTCTAAAGGGTTCGGCAAAGTCACGTCAGACCGTTGGTGCAACGCTGGACATGGTGACATTTCAGGGTCGCTGTAGTGTCCGTGCACGCCGTTTAACTCCAACACCAGCGGTTACAACGGTAGTAGATGAAGTAAAGTGGCAGGCGCTTTACGGTGCTTATCCTTTGCAAAGCACAGTGTATGAACATGAAACAGTTTTCCGTGCACGTACTTATGCAACCACTGGAGCTTTATCTGTTAAGTCCCGTAAGATCAATTTCGATCTTCAGCGGATGTTGCCGACCTATAAAAATGGGGCTATGACGACAGAACTATTTCCAACATCAAGCTTTGCTGATGCACTGGTTTCAATGGCACTGGATGACAAGATAGGCCGCCGTACGATTGATGAGATTGATCTTGAAAACATTTATCGGACTTATAATGATGTAGTTGATTATTTTGGTACACCACTTGCGGCTGAGTTCTGCACCACAATTGATGATACAAACTTGTCTTTTGAAGAGCTCGTCACCAATCTTTGTGATGCCGTGTTTTGTACTGCATATCGTCAAAATAATAAGCTCAAGCTTTATTTTGAACGTCCAACTGATAACTCGGTAATGCTGTTTAACTTCAGGAATATCATTCCGGATAGTTACAAGCATGACCTTACCTTTGGCGTGATGAATGACTACGATGGACTGATCTATGAATACACGGATCCGGCCGACGATAGTCGTATCAATATCTATCTACCGGATAAAGGGGCCAAGAACCCCAAAGAGGTGAAATCTGTAGGTGTGCGTAACAAGTGGCAAGCTCATTTTAATGCGTACCGGCTTTGGAACAAGCTTCGCTTCCAGCGCAAATCCATTACCTTTGATGCGGCACCTGAGTCAGAATTACTGGTTTTACGTGACCGGATCGCTGTAGCTGATTATCGCAATGGTATTCATCAAAGCGGTGAGGTGGTACAGCAAGAAGGTTTAATTCTCACCCTAAGCCATGATGTCGATTTCATTGCAGGCAAGAGTTATGTGATTTATTTGCAAATGGGGGATGGTACCGTGGACCTGATTCCCGTTACGCCGGGTTCAGCCAAGAACAAAGTAGTTTTAGGGCGTTTACCGAACGGGGCCTTAAAGCTTAGTCCCGATGACTTTGTGAATACTATCTACACCGTAGTTAATGACGATACCAAAGGCTCACTGCCTTATCTGGTTGCAAAAAGAGAACCGGCTGACCAGTTCTCTAATACCATTACTGCAATTAATTACGATGAACGTTATTACCTCAATGACAAGGACTTTATTGATGTGCCGGTTGATGATTCACCGATTTACATTCGATATGACCAGCTGGATATTAATCTGGCACGTTTATATCAGATGCAAAGAGGGGATTTGCCAACGACTGGAGAAATCAGTTTTGTAGTTGAAGCAGGTGCACTAGTTTCAAGTTCAAGTTCTTATCGACCGGAAACCAGATTTGTCTATAAATTCGACTATAACTCTAGTCCTGCAAAACGAGAGTATATCGTTCCAGCTGCATCAGAATTACCTGCTATTGATACTGGTGAGTTCCCACCTGATCTCGTGGTAAATTTGACTATTAAAGGTGCTGTTGTTGGACGTGGTGGAGATGGCGGGTTGCCACATTTGACATTTGGTGCATGGTCTACCGATCCGGATTATAACTTTACTAAAACCCGCCGTGACGGTTTTCAGGGAGCACCCGGTTTATTAAACCGGCACAGTAAACTAAACCTGATTATTGATGGTGGAACTCTGGCTCGAGGCGGCTCAGGTGGTGGAGCAACACCAAGCGGTATTTATACAGGATTATCGTATGGAGTTCAGGGTATTCCCGGTGGAGCTGGAGCACCTTTTGGTCGGGTTATGACCGGACAACCTATTACTAACGATTCACAAGACTGGCGTTGGTACTTAAATGGTGACTTTATGGTTGTCAAAGTAACCGATGCCGAAGCTTCGGTACCCGGTAAAGGTTACCGAACCCAAAATGATCGATATGGATCTCCATTGTCTGGTGATGGTGGAGGTTGGGGCCAGCGCGGTACCAAGTCCACCAATGATGGAACATGGAACTGGCAATACCATGGCACAACTGAAGGCCAGCCGGGGCCGGGTGGACCTGCAATTGTTGGGGTGGCACCACTTACAACTCAATTGATCAATGGAGGGAAAATTCTACAAACACTTTAAATCTTAAAAGAACTTTGAGCACCCAATTCGGGTGCTTTTTTATTGCCTAAATTTTCTGGAGATATAAATGGAACCAGTTTCCACAAGCGGTTTAACAGCAATTTTAAAATTTTATGGAGCGGCAATCATGGTGACTTTAGCGGTCGCTTTAGTTGCAGCAGTAGTATTAATGACACGTATGCCACGCTCACCACAAGAGTGGGCAGTGGGCTTGATCTGTACGGTTGTATCAAGTTTGGCTGGCGGCTCATTCATTATTGTGAAGTGGGGGCTTCATGAATGGGTTACTGATGTATGGGGGATGATTGCTCTAGGTGGGTTCTTCTTTGTTTGTGGATTACCCGGTTGGGCTTTGGTCCGTTGGATTTTTAACTTCATAGATAAACAGGAAGGTAAAACGATCGTTGAAGTGATCAAAGAGTTTAAGAATGCCAGAAAAGACATTGAAAACAGTTAATGCCGCCTTCGGGCGGTCTTGTTTAGAAGTACACGTATAAGAGAGAAATTACCTGTTGACACTGCAAGCCGCTGACTACTACGAAAACCTATTGACGACCAATATTATGAAACGACCACCTTCGGGTGGTTTTCCTTTATGTGACATTTAGTAACCAGTTTGTTAAAGTTAGTACACTTTATAACAAACGGTGAATTCATGAAAAAATTATTAGCTGCGGTTTTAATTGGTCTTGGGTTAGTTGGGTGTGCTACCACACCTCAGCAACCATCAGAACCTGTAAAATTTGAAAAGGTTTATCAAATAGATGGATTAAAGCAAGGGCAAATTTATGATGGCGCACGTCAATGGTTTGCTACAGCTTTTCGCTCGGCAAATGCAGTAATTCAGTATGAAGATAAGACTACGGGTTCAATTATTGGCAAAGGTAATATGCCATACCGTTGTTCTGGGTTTGCTGATTGTATGACTGTTACGGCTGGTGATCGAGTGGATTTCACAGTGCGTGTAGATACAAAAGATGGGAAAATGAAAGTGAGTTACGATAATCTTACTCACTATAAACCAGCACAGGTAATTAGTGGAGTTCGATATAATGAAACTAATAGACCTATTACTGAAGACTATCCATCAGCTAAAATAATTATGGATGAATTAAATAAATCATCGGATGAAATGGCTGAGAAAATAAAAACTCAACAAAAAGTTAATGCTGATTGGTAATTAACATGAGCACTCATGGCATGGGTGCTCTTATTTTATTAAGTATTACATTGTAGTGATGATATGAAGAAACTATTTATAACAGCAGGGCTAATGAGTGCTGGATTTTTTGGGTTAACAAGCGTTCACGCAAGTGAATGTGGTTATGAGAAATTGCAAGGAAGTGAATTTTCTTTAACAGATATGTCAAAAAAATATGTGCTTAACTCTTTTTTTGTTGATCCGAATAAGGATATTTTTGCTGGAATTCAACGCAATGAAAAGAATTATGAATCGTTGAAAAATAATAAATTCAAAGTAGTAGAAACAGGCGTGCTCACCAGCACAAATGAAAAGAGATTACTTCCAACTAGATATTCAGAATTTGTTATTAATAATAAATCGTATGTGCATGATAGGGCTTTAGCCTCAAAATTATTAACATCTGACTGTAAAACTTATTATTTAAGTGGAGGTTTAACTTTAAGACCAGAATCTACGCAATTTATGTTTTTAAAAGCCGATGGTAGTAAGGCTGATGAGGGGAGCTATATTGAATTATTTGGAAGTGCTCTGAAGCAAAAAGACACTTCTGCATCTGTAATTTTTGATCGTTTTGAAAAAATAGTTAATATAAAAACTAAAGATTTCGATAATATGTTACTGCGAGGGACATACAACCCAACAACAAAGAAACTTTTAACAAGTCAATTGTATTTGAATACATCATTCATAGGTAAATGGGGGAATATTCAAATTGCCTATGATACCGATGGAAATACTCATGAAGTTGTGAAAATTGATCGAGATGCAGAATGCTCTAATAGGTATATGGACTGTAAATTAAGTGAGATAGTTGGAGTATCATTGTCAGAACCATTTCTAAGAAAAAATAAAAATGGCTTTGAGCTAAAACTTAAAGGTCAACAAGATCGGATTATCAAAGTACCTTCCGATATGGTAGTTTCATTCTTAGATGGATTGGATGCTGCGAAAAAGAAATATTAAGATAGAAAAAAGCACCCTAGGGTGCTTTTTTCATGCGATCAACAATCTTGTCGGCTATTTTTTCAATTACATCATCGGTAATAGTTGCTGATTCTCTGACCAAATCAAAATGTTTAGTTGGCTCTAAGCCTTTAGTCATCAATGTAATCATTGCTGTGTTTAAGGAAATATTTTTATTCTCGGCATAATTAGTTAAATCATCATAAAGTTCTTGTGGCATACGCACTTGAGTTCGCTTCCAGTCATCTTGCGAGACAATTCTGCCAGTCTTTGGATCTGCCATTTTGTGTTAACCTAAAAATGTATTTGACAAGATAATAACACTATGGAATACTGATTTCAATGGCAAGATAATAGTGTCATTAAAAGAAACCCCTTGCGACTCTCACATCAAACAAGGGGCTCTATCTAATCTCTAAGAGGAAATCAGATATGGTTAGTTTAACACAAATAAATAATACGCAAGTATCCGTTATAAATTTCAAATCTATTCCAGTTGTAACGACTGAAATGCTTGCAGGTTTTTATGGTACTGAGTCAGTGCGTATCCGTCAGAATCATAATGAAAATAAACAACGATTTATTGAGGGTAAGCATTTTTTTAAAATTGTTGGTCAAGAATTAAAAGATTTTGTGAGTAGTTTAAAACTACTTGCAAACTCCCCAACAATTTCAAATAAGGTTCGGTCCCTAATTCTTTGGACAGAACGTGGTGCAGCACGCCATGCCAAGATGCTCGATACAGATCAAGCATGGGAAGTATTTGAGCAACTGGAAGATTGCTATTTTGTTCGAAAGGAAATTTTAGCCAAAACCCATAAATCTGAACGCACACCATTACATGATGCTCATGCTTTACTTGTGGCTAAGACTAAACACCTAAATTCGAGTGATGCATGGAAAATCATTAATCAACGTTTTGGGACAAATCATATTGATGAAATCCCATATGACATGATTCCTGTAGCGGTTGAGTATGTTCATCATCTGATTGCGATGTACAGTAGTGCAGAGAAGAAGGCTCAAGGTTCTTTGTTTGATAATGAAACATTGGGTTTGGTTAAGGATCTGGTAGATGCAATTATTTCCCAAAACTTTGTGACAAGCAAAATCTATCGTGCAATACACATGCTTAGTAATGAACAAGGTCACTACTTAGCTGAATATGCGTTTAAAACCAATATTGCAGTTCTAAAACTCACTCGAACAATGGATTTAAGAGGACCTCTTAATAGAGAAATCATTAGTGATGATTTAAAAACCATAAGCTACACAACAGGTAATCAACATTATGGCGACCGTTGGTTTCACCCACTGATGGAGTCAAGTCGATTGATGGGAGTACTTGAAATTTCAGGTAGTCTGATTCGTCACTAATAAAATCAACTTAACAAAACCCACTCATCGAGTGGGTTTTTTAATACCCAAAACAAAACCCCAGTAGCGCTAACTACCGGGGTTTTTCATTCCACCCACCGACGAAAGTAAGAGGAAAGTAAATCTATATGGAGCATTTTAAACCAATAGTGGAGCTTATAAAAGTGTCTATTGAAAAGTATGGCTTATGGCAAACAATAGTTGCATTTATTCTTTTGTTTTCCGTGCCAATCTTAATGTGGAAGTTGGATGTAATTATTGCTTCTATAAAAGCATGAACCAACTTGAAAAAACTGCGCCACCTTCGGGTGGCTTTTTTACGTCTAAAGGAAAGTGAAATGAACATCGAACAATATCTTGATGAGTTGATCAAACGAGAAGGCGGGTACGTAAATAACCCAGCAGACCGTGGTGGTGCAACTAAGTATGGAATTACTGAAGCAGTTGCTCGAGCAAATGGATTCAAAGGTAATATGCGAGATTTACCTCTGGATGTGGCCAAAGCAATTTACCGCAAAAACTATTGGACAGCTCCGCGATTTGACCAAGTAAATACAATCAGCTCAGCAGTGGCCGAAGAGCTTCTAGACACTGGTGTGAACTGCGGTACCGGATTTGCAAAACCTCTTTTACAACGTGCTTTGAATCTCCTAAATAACAATGGTAAAGCAGGGTGGCCAGATTTATCAGTAGATGGAATTTATGGTCCAGCTACTTTAAATGCGCTTAAAACATTTTTAGCCAAACGTGGCAAAGAAGGCGAAAAGGTCTTAGTGCGCGTGTTAAATATTATGCAAGGCCAACGATACATTGAAATCTGTGAACGTAATAAAAGCCAAGAGCAGTTTTTTTATGGCTGGATCGCTAACCGGATCGGCTAGCATGAAAATCTTTCACAGTAAGCGAACTAAGTTTGCTTCGATTATTACTGTGCTGTGTATTCTATTATCGGGCTGCACAGCCCATACGATCAAAAATAATATTAGAGTCAGCATTTGCGTACAGTGTGTTGTTAATTGACATTTTGTACCAACTACCTAAGGTTGGTCAAAGCAGCTGCAGTATTTGGCCAACTTCTCGATATTAATTTAAGTTATTGAAAAATAGTAACTAGAGAAAAAATAACATTTATGTTTGATTGGCATTTTGTATCAAAAAATAGAAGAGTAATTAAAATAGCCTTTTTCTTCTGAGAATAATTTTGCGCAAAAATATCAATATTAAGCAAATATGAGCATAAATTTGCGCAATACACTTAACTTACTTGAACGATGGATTGATGTATCATTATTAAAATTACTTTGAATTATTGTTATGTCTTCACAGTTAATCAAAATTCATTATCATGCATATTCTCGCGTTGCAGATCTATTAGCAGATCTAGATAAGAAAGGAGAGGTCACTAAAATTTATGACCTCAATGGCAACGAATTAAAAATTAATTTCTTGCGTGACGAAGTTTATTATAAAAAAGTCTGGTGGCATTTTCAGAAGAAGCAAGGCGGTTAAACCGCCCAGCTATCCACAATATTAGCCCAGTCCTGTAGCATTTTTCGCCTGCTTTCTAAATATTTGGCATGGTTATATGTGGCCCTAGTTTTATTACCATCTGCATGCGCTAATTGTTTTTCAATCCATTTGTCATCGTAATCCTTTTCATTTAACAAGGTTGATGCAGTGGCACGAAAGTCATGAGCAGTGACATCAGACAAGCCAATGTAATCGAGCATTTTATTCATTGTAGTAGCGGAGAGCATCCCATCTTGATAGATGGCTGGAAAAACATATTCACGATTACCTACAATGTTGCGCTGTTCTTGAAGAATATTAAAAACTTGGTCAGACATAGGAACGATATGAATACGTTTCTTTTTCATCATCTCTTTTGGGAATGTAATTGTTCTAGCTTCAAAATCAACATATTCCCATTTCATGCGGCGGATCTCGATAGTCCTGAGCATAGAGTAGAGCATTACAAGGCCAGCATTTTTAACTGTAGTAGATCCACCATAGCTATTTAATTTATTTCTAAGTTGCACAGCCTCATATTTTTCCATGGGTCTGGCATGTTCTATTTCGGGACGTTCTACAACGTTTTTAACGGCATAGGTTGGATCATAGTCGGCTCTAAGTGTGGCGATTGCATAACGCATTACGCCGCCAATAAAAGTACGATTTTGAATTGCTGACACTTCGCCAGTACCATGGTTTTTTTGACGCTTAACTCGTGTAATCGTCTTTTTCATAATAGTCAAAACGTCTGCTGAGGTGACTTCTTTAATATCCTTATCACCAATAACTTTTAAAATATCTTTATCTAAGGCGCGTTGAAAAGCTTCTTGATACCTTTCTGAACGATTATTTAATTTTTCTGCTTTATATTCTGCAGCAACATGTTTAAAGAGAACCCTATTGTCATACTCATCAGATTTAGCCTTTTTTTGGTTTTCTTTTTCTTTAACTGGATTTATACCGCTTGCAACTAAAGATTTAGCTTCATCTCTTTTAGTACGGGCTTCAGCTAATCCCACAATAGGGTATTCACCTAAGCTCATCATTTGTGTTTTTTTGAGCCATTGAAAACGATAGCGCCAATACTTCTTGCCATTAGGTTTTATTTCAACACACAAACCATCGGAATCACCAAGCCTATAAAGCTTTTCTTTCGGTTTTGCACTTCTAATTTTTGAGTCACTTAACAT